TCCTGTGTGAATCAAGGTGGACGATCCTGCTACCATCAGCCACCGTGCTCCGGCTCTTACTGTCCGGTTCCATTAGTCGTTGTATGGAGTGAATCACCATCTCTTCGGGAACATTGGTGCGCCGGGCAATTGCGTCCGTTGTCATGTCCACAACGCCGTCACGGTCAGCCAAAACCAATAGGTCCATGAAGACGTGCCGCACAACGTAGTCCGAAGAGATGGATGAGTCGAAAATTTGAGAAAAAATTTTGGCGAACACATTCATAGCCTACACCATGTGTCTAGGACTGTCTAGGACAATCCAAGTTGAGAATTCCCGGCTTGGGTCAGAGCTTCCGCATGATTCCGCCCGATCCTGGAACTTCTTCGATCCCAAGCAGAGCCCAGAGTTCGCGCAGTTTCCGCGCCCTCCTGATTTCCCGGATCAGGGCTGAAATGCCCATGCCCACCGGAACGCCGATGTTGAAACCGATCAAAATTCCGAGCCAAAACTGCATGTCATCCTCGATTCTGCGCCCGTGGTCATGAGGCGGCTGAGTGGACCGCTGGCTTATTGGGGCGCATTCTTATTGGGCCAGGACCACGCGGATTATGCATTATAGCAAAGGGAAGTCAGGTAATCGCAGAAATCGAGTCTCGCCTGGCTGAGAGACTCTATCGATTGCTCGCGGCGATCCGTTAGTTCGTTCACTTCACTTTGAAGTGCGTTGATGGTCTCGGCGAGATCAGCCACGCGGGAAGCCTGTTCGGAGGAGATTCCAGAGCATGCGGTGATGGGCTCTTGAATCTTCGCGGGTTTGCGCGGAGATTTCTTCGTCCCTTTGTCGCTGCGGGTTTTGCGCGCCCTGCCAGGCGCCGGGTCAAGTTCCTGCCGAACCTCTTCCGCGAGTTCGGGATCGGTAGTGCGCACTTCCGCACCCAGGATTCGCGCTACACGGTCCTGCGCGGCTTCAAGATTGATTTCTTCGGTCATGGTTTTCTCCTCTGCCGGATGCGCTCCGGCGGGCGGTCAGAAGCTGATTCGATGCCCAGTGCAGCGCGGGAGGTTAGCATAGCCCCTCGAAGTCCGCGTCGGTCAAGTATCCCTCGACTCGCGCTTTTACTTCAGCATCGGCAATCTCTGGCGCACGTAGCTTTAGCCGCTCAATAGTCGCGTCCACGTCAGCCAGGAATCGGTCCGTCGCCTCGCGCATCTTGGCAATCTGCGCCTCGCATTCGGAGCGATGCAGCCGGATGGTGAACTGCACGTAGCGCCTGGGCAGGATCGGGCCGAACATCGCAGGATCATTGCTCATGCCCCCGTCGCGGCTGATCCAATCAATCCATTGCAGCGGCGGGCAGCACATGAACGCGAAGAGCAATTGCGGCATATTGCCCTCTGGAATCTGGCCAGCGTCGAGCGTTTGCAGGTGCGTGGTTGTGCGCGGACATTTCGACTCGATTGCTCCTACCAGATTGCCAGCGCCGTCGTTTACCAGCCCGTCCGGGCTCCAGCCGCATCGCTCATTGTCGCCTACCACCATCCCTACCTCTTCGACCATGACGCCCTCTTCGAGTTCGTAGGCGGTGCGGGCCGCTGGCTCGGAGAATGTTCCGGCCTTCATGGGCGCGGAAACAAAGTGGTCCTGGGCCGCGATACCGCTGAGGATCTCCGCGACTTTCTCCAGCCGGTAGAGTTTACGCTTGGAACCTTCCACGCCTTTCTGCGTGAAATCGAGAATGGATGAGGCGCTGGACGCCGTAGCGCGTCCAAGGTGCGCTTCAAAGAAGTCGTCGGACACGTTGCCATCCGTGCCGTGCTGCGCGAATCGTAGAATCTGCATTGTCGCTCCTTAGTACGAAATGGTTACGTGCGGTACACGTCCCTGCACAATGGCTTCAATGATGCGCTTTGCGCCATCTTCTGGCAGTCCAAGTTTCGCCAAAGCTTCGACAATCTCGCGGTGAATCGCGCCCTGGTGCGCCCGGTTCTTTGCGCGCTTCTCGGCCTCCCGCTGGCGTTCACGCTCGGCGGCTTCGCGGGCGATACGTGCCTGTTCCTCTGCGCGGCGCTCTGCGGCCTCTTTGGCTGCGCGTTCTGCGGCTTCCTCGCGTTCCTTGATGGCGCGTTCTGCGGCTTCGGCGCGTAGACGTTCCAGTTCAAGCGCATCAGCTTCGCGCTTTTCAGCGATAACCAGTAGGGCTTCGGTGCGCTTTACTTCGTCTCCAACAAGGCGTTCGGCCCGCGTGATGAATTCCTGCCAATCTCTCGTACTGATCACCGTCGATGCCCAGTGGAGGCGCAAGCGAAGCTCCTCTGAAGTCTCCGTCTCGCCATAGGCAAGTGTCTCGGCGATCACGCTCAGCGCAGCCTCATGCGCGGCAACGCGCTCTTTCTCTGCGTTCTCCAGATCGGTCACCGGCTTGCGCACTTCGACCTTGAAGGCGTCCAAGTCGTCGCGCATTGCCTTGCGGTCGGAGTTCACCGCTGTGACCACGGCGCGATGCTCTTCAATGAGTGAGTCGCCCAGTTTGTCGAGCTTGACCTTGGCGCTGGCTACGCGGGCGGACAGCGAGATGATGCGGGCGCGTTGCGATGGGATGGACACGTCCAGCGTGGCAAGCTGCGCGCGGACTTCCTGCTTGAGCCTGTCTACCAGCGCGGTGAGGGCGCCGGGGGCGTAGACCAGCGATGCTGGTGTGGTTTCGATCAGCGCCAGCGATGTGATGGTGGACTCCTCAGTCTCGGGCGCGATGATTTCAGGTTGGCAGCGGCCAACATGAGGAGGAAAACCGCATCCACAAAGTTTCTCCGATGATTTAGGTTGTGCGTGTGCTTCTGCGTTCAGTCTCATGCCTCTACTCCTGTCGGAAACGGTGAAGGATGCTCATCTTCGGGGTCTTTCTCCTCCGCAAGCATCATTTGAACTGCCAAGCATAGCCCAACCAGGAAATCCTTTTGGGCTGAAGGGTTGCGCGATCCGCGAAGCAATTCAAGCGTATCGCTAGCCATAAATTCGTACATCTGATCGCGCTTCTCTTGATCCACGCTAAATCCTTCCTTCCGCTTGCAGTTCCCTGTACCGCTTGTTCTTCGCGTCCGCAAATGCCAGCGTAGACTTCGTGTCGCCGACCGCGTCCGCCGCCTTCTGCGCTGCCATGTACATCTTGCGCAGCTCCTCGCCATTGCCAGCGTTGCGGATGTTGTCCAGGTACGTGAGATGCTCGCGCTCATCGAGTACACCGGGCTGCTTGCCGTCCTCAAAAGGCTTCTTTTCATCGGTGTCGATGCCTACCGCAACGTTGAAAATCTGGAGGATCAGATACCGCTTCACGCGTGATGCAGCCGAGGACTCCGCGTCCGCTCTCGGCATTCCCTCGAAGGATGGTGCGAGAGTGAGGCGCTTGAAGTATTCGCGTGAGATTCCGCCGCGCGAAAGAATGGCCTTCATGCCCACATACCCGTCTTTGCAATCCTCGATCTCGGAGAAGCTGATCGAGAATCCCTCCGCGACATAAAGCGGGCGCACAGTTGCATCGAGCCCTTTGTAATCGAGCCAGAAGATTTTATCCTCCAGGTCAGTCTTTCGGCTCTTGCGTCCTTGGTTCGGTTTCAGCGTCTCTACCGCCGCCTGGCAGCGGTTTAGCGCACTGTCGAAGTCGATCTTCGCCTGGCGCTCTTCGCGCTCCCATGCGAAGCGCTCGACGGACTGCTGGAGTTGTACCAGTTCTCGAATCACTTCGGGGGATGTTCCGGCGGAAAGGGCCTGTTGCATGAGTTGCATCGGGTTCAGGGTTTCCATCTGCGTAGGCATCCGAACGGTCAATTGAGCTTTATCGCCCATAGGTCTCCTTGTGAATTCCGCCGCCCTGCCCGTTTAGGCGCGGAGCGTAGCTCGGTCGTTTCCTGTACGGGCGCAGTCTCTGTGCTCGTGTGAGGAGGGGCGGCGGAAGGGTTAGGCCAGCGCGATCACTGGCCAATCGCGTCCATCTCGATTTCGCTGAGAATCGCGGGGCAATCATATTTCGCCGGGATTGCGGGTGCGATCATGACGCAAATGCTTTTGCGAGGGATAGTGATATTCCAAAAAGAGTTCTGAAGCACAAACTCTTCGTATGACTCACCCGCAAACGTCGCCTTTTTTTTGAGAGGCCGTGGTGCGATGCTGGCCAGTCGCAAGAACGTCTCTTTGTCGTTCCCCGCTGGCGAGATTTTCAAATATGCATGAATCTGCAAGTCAGGTGATTTCCGCAAGGCCTCGGCAAGGCGGGTCAACTCATCGGCCACTTCCCGTGTAGTGCTCATTTGTCCTCATTTCTCCGCGCGATCTTGCGCGCGGTACCCCAATAGGGGGATTTGCATTTTCCGCAGCGGCTGGGATCGAGAGAGCGGGATACCCAAGTAACGCCACAGCGCTTGCATTTGTGTTGATAGTGCACAACGGTTTTCATCCCACTACACTACCGTGTACACCGTGGTGTTGTCAAACACGTTTTCTTGGCTGCGTGGAATTGCATGCCGGGCAGCGTCTAATCCACTGTTTCCCTGTCAGCATCTTTCCGCACTTCCCGCATGGCCGCATCACGCAGTGGCGTGGGGTAGCGCGAGCCGTGCGGCGGTTGCATTCTGCGCGAATCAACGCCGTAGGGAGCAATTCGAGCGGGGGCGAGAGCCGATCAACCTCGGAAACCAGCGTGGGCCAGTCGATGGATGTTGTTCCCCTGCGCGCTTTGTTGATCACGATTTCCCACATCTCTTCGCGTGTCATAAATCACCTACCATAGCATGTGCATGAGGCTGATGAGGAGCAGCAGAACGGCCAGCACAATCGCTGCATCTGCGAAGTCGGCAGGCGTTACGTGACGGTCCTGCGGAGGCTTGGGCGTGGTCATAGTTGCCAGTCCTTGTGCAGTTCAGCCTCCTGCTCGCCAGAAAGCAGCCGTCCGTGAGTCGCTAGCCATGCGAATTGATCGTCTGTAACCGGTGCCTCCAGTTCCTTAATGCGCTCCTCTGTCATCCCGTGTTCAAGGTCTGGACTCACCAGGGAGTTGCCTTCCATCTCCGCTATCACCTGATGAGCCATGATCCGGTAGGCCTGGCGGTCTAGCTCTGCTAGAAACCTCTCACGCTGCTCTGCCAGTTTCCGCTTTGCCTCTGCGTAGTCCATTGTGCCTCCTCTGCCGGATGCGCTCCGGCGGGCGTGGGTGGGTTAGATCACTTTGTAGCCCATCTCTCTAATGTGGCGCTTCTCGGCTGATTTAAGGCCTCTGAGGTCGAGGTAGCCGCCGATGGATGTAGGCAGTACCAGCCCCTCTGCCGATGTGAGGCCTCTGAGGTCGAGGGAGCCGCCGATGGATGTAGGCAGTACCAGCCCCTCTGCCGATGTGAGGCCTCTGAGGTCGAGGGAGTCGCCGATGGATGTAGGCAGTACCAGCCCCTCGGCCGATGTGAGGCCTCTGAGGTAGAGGTAGCCGCCGATGGATGTAGGCAGTACCAGCCCCTCGGCCGATGTGAGGCCTCTGAGGTCGAGGTAGCCGGCGATGGATGTAGGCAGTACCAGCCCCTCGGCCGATGTGAGGCCTCTGAGGTCGAGGTAGACGCCGATGGATGTAGGCAGTACCAGCCCCTCTGCCGATGTGAGGCCGCTGAGGTCGAGGGAGCCGCCGATGGATGTAGGCAGTACCAGCCCCTCTGCCGATGTGAGGCCGCTGAGGTCGAGGTAGCCGCCGATGGATGTAGGCAGTACCAGCCCCTCGGCCGATGTGAGGCCGCTG